ACGTCATACATTCCACTTGTACGTATGTCATCGGGGGACATTTCTCCTTGAATTATATCACGCTGCATAAACGGGAAAAGTCCTAAAGAAGTGAACAGTTCTCCCACGTCGATTTACGGATGTGGGAGAACTGTTATGGAAAAAATTACGTGTTACAAACTCTTTTGCAATCCATTATACCCATCAAGTCCAATGGAACGGAGTAAGTCTCAATATCATTGGCAGCCATAATTTCTACAACGTAGGGGTTCGATTGGCAACCTACGCAAACAAAGTACCTTCCGATGGAATAGTCGGAGAGTTTTATTCCATACCATCCGGGTTTACCGATATAAAAGTGGTTTATAAGGACTGGGATGTTTACGTAGTATTTACTGTAGTACAAGGGCAATCTGTTTACTTTAAATACGATTGCAGTACCCAATGCGATATAATTAAAGATATTGGTTTCATAGACGAATCATACAAGGAGATAAAACCTATTGCACAATAGTGCAATCTGCCAGTCCGGTAATTTCATCATCTTGTGTAGCCATATCGTACATTGAATCTCTAACTATCAGTTCTCTGACAATAGTTCTATCGCCTAATGACTTGTCCGAAGTCAAGTATATGGATATTCTATGGTCAGTTTCGTATTTCATTTTTAGGTATGTATCGCTATTGGGTTGTCCATATAGGTATTTGACATATACTTTTGTAGAATCTTGTAATTCCATAGTATTACCAGCAATGTAAACGCAAAAATCACTTAATGGTTCACCTGTGGATATACATGATACTCTGATAGCAAAAGGAGCCCATTGGGAAGATGATGAACGGTATAGTAATACGCTACGTTTGCCTTCTGATTTTATCTTTGTTGTTGCAAACTTGGAATTACTTAATCCGTCTTTCTCAGGAGTTACAACTGGTATCAGTTCTCCCACATCCGTAAATCGACGTGGGAGAACAGCTCGATGGTGGAGCTATCAAACAGAAGCGGTCTGACCTCAAAGATGCCGACCAATATACAACACCAGGAACATACTTCGTAAACCTATGGGGCGGAGTGTGGCAAAATATGCCGACTAACGATTGTTTTGGTCTATTTGAAGTACGTTCCTATGACGGTTATATAACGCAGCGGCTTTCGGCCGGCAACGGAAAGGTGTTTGTCCGTATAAAAGAAGGTGAAAAACCATTCAAGCCGTGGCCAACTGCCGCACAATAACCCCCGTTATAGCGTCTCCGTTATCTCCGTGAAGCTATCGTCAATGATGTCCGGAGTTCCGACCAATTGGACACCGTGAGGCGATAAAATATACGCATGGTTAGGCTGGGTTCCATCATAAGTAAATGAAACAAATATATCACGACCTTTCTTATAGTATTTTACTCGCTCCGGTTTAATGAAAAATCTTTTTAGTGATTGGAGTATTCCATCTGTAGGACTGTAAAGGAAAGTTAGAAAATCCAGACTTGTCGATGCTGAATCATTATATAAGACCATTATCGGAGCACGATACCAGTCAGTCATATTGTCTGCAATCTTATATACGGCTTCGTAAGCATTTACAAAATGAGGATATACCTTGAATAAATTCGGAGATAACAACCCCGCTTTTTCAATGGTGGTTTCACCTATCAGTTCTCCCACATCGGTTTGCAGCTTCTCGTCCAAAAAAGTACATTTGGCTTAAAAATGGATAAAATAAAATACCGCTTAGTGTATAATCGAAAGAAACAGCTAAACAAACAGGGAACGGCCTTAGTGCAAGTAGAAGCCTTGCTCAATCAGAGGAAAGTTTATTTCCGTACAAATTTGTATCTCAAGCCGGAACATTGGAATAGTCGCAATGCTCAGGTTGATAATCACCCACAGGCTCATGACCTCAATTCGATGCTGTTTGAGTTTGTCCTACACCTGCAAGCGATTGAGTTATCCTTATGGAAGCGCGGCATTCCTGTAACGCTATCACTACTTAAAGATGCGATAAAGAAAGACAAGCCGGTCAATGTCACTTTCCCCGTATTTGCCAAAATCTATGTGCAGGAATCCGACCGTAAAAGAAGTACCAAAGAGAACCTGATGACAACGATAACCGTGCTTCAGGAATTTCGTCCGGGGATAGATTTTAAGGATATTACCTATACTTTTTTAAGGGATTTTGAAGTGCATTTGAAAGAGAAGGGAAATAGTGTCAATACGATAGCCAAGCATCTCCGGCAGCTTCGTACCTTGGTGAATGAAGCCATTAATCAGGGTTATATCCCTTCCGATGCCTACCCCTTCCGGAAGTACAAGATAAAGCAAGAGAAAGGGCGGAAAGAATTCCTGACTCCGGATGAGTTGAAGAGGCTGGAGAACCTTAATGTGGACAAGAAGCTCCGCCATGTACTCGATGCCTTCTTGTTCTGCTGCTATACCGGACTGCGCTATTCCGATTTCTGCCAGCTATCTCCGGCCAACTTTATCAAGGTAAACGGTAAACGTTGGTTACACTTTACGTCTGTTAAGACGGGAGTAGAACTTCGACTTCCGCTACATCTTTTGTTTGAGGGTAAGGCATTGGCTGTATTGGAACGTTACGATATAGTAACTGATTTTGCTAAAATCGGACCCAATTCAGAAGCCAATAAGTATCTTGCCCAATTAGCTGCCCTTGCCAGGATAAGGAAGCACATAACCTATCATACAGCCCGTCATACTTGTGCGACCCTGCTTGTTCACCAGGGCGTTCCGATTACCACCGTCCAAAAGCTACTTGGTCATACTTCCGTCAGAACTACGGAGGTGTATTCAGAGGTTCTTTCTAATACGATAATACGTGATTTGAAAGCTATAAAAAGGAAGAAAAAAACACCTGATTTTAGCCGTCTGGTAGAATGTGGGTAGATTTTATAGATTCTACTGACATTCTACCTCTACCTACTCGGAATGCTTTAAACAAAAAACATCCCAGCACTTCACAGTGCCGGGATGAAGCATGTCCTAGTCTTATGTTATAAAGAGAATTTAGAGTTCTTTTTACCTTTTACTAATACCGAATACTATAACAACTTAAGATTTACTGTCAATAAAACAAAAACCGTGCCAAAAAGTTTACATTTGTAAGTGATTAATTTTCATGTCTATGTGATGGCTTATTTAAATATGAGTGTGGAAAAGAGTGCAACACTTCTACAATGAAGTTCTACAATTAATGATAAGGTATGTTTACCAGGTGTTTTTATAAAATATGTTTGTATTTCTCCAAAGCATTACTCTTCATTTCATTCTCCTCCTTAGTTAAGGCGAATCCCATATACTTACAGGTATGGTCATTGCGTAGGATACATATACACATACGTTTATAGGAAGGGATTTCCCGGAATTCCTCTATATCAATGTCGTCCAGGTAGTCCATCCGTACCGGCTTTTTCTCTGTCTTGTAATTGCTACTGTCACCTATTTGTATGGGTATATTGCGGTCTTTCAGCTTCTGTATGACTTCATCACTAAGTACACCGCCCTTTTCCTTCCAGAACCTAATGCTGGTTTTCAGTTTAGCCAAATATCTATTCCGGGTATGTTCTGGAAGGGTCGAAAGTAAAAACTCCATGAATGATTTCCATGTATATCCTTCCGGCAAACGGATGCTTTTTCTTCCTGCCGCATGAGTGTTGCCATAAAGTCCGGCAAAGCCAATCCCGTTTACGCGTCCTATCATCTTCCCCCATGTGTCAGGATCAATTACTTTGTACAGGGCAAGACTCTCGATAGCTTCGCTGATGAAAGGACTGGCCACACGTTGTCTGTCAAGGCTTACTCCGGCTTGATAGTAGAGGTCATATAGCTTATTGTAGTCCCAACCGAACTTGCCGTTGGCTACCCATATATCCTCCGTTTTCCAGTCGTACAGCGGGTATAGATTGTATACATTTTCATCTATTTCCGTACTCCACATGCAATTCTTATATTGCTTTTTTACTCCCCGGTAGATTGTGCGCCAGCGGTTATAGCTCTCTTGGGTACGTATGCCTACCAGGCAGCAAGTACGCCGGGCAGCTTTCTGTAGATGTAACCATCGGGAAAACTCAATCTGGAAATCATAATCCCACATTTTCCGGTTGTAAAACGGAAATTTATCTACTTTCATTGCGTCTTTCGGCATTTCTCTGACCCATGCCTCCTTTTTTTGTTCATCCCAGGGACGCCAGTAACTTTGATACATAGAGGTGCAGGTTGTTACCCGGAAAGGGACACAAATCCGGTATACATCCAGTATATCCCTGTTTGTTTCCAATACCCGGTTAACATAGTCAATGGTCATGCTGTATTGTACTTCATAGTCCATGTGAAATATTCCAATCTTTCGTTTCAGGCTGTTCTGACGGATATAGTCAATACATAGATTTAACAAGACTCCACTATCTTTGCCTCCAGAAAAAGATATATAAATATTATCGAATTCTTCAAAAATCATTTTTAATCTTTCCTGGGTTAATTCATATACATTTTTTTGATTCATATAGTACAAAAGTTTTAGTGGTGACAAAATTAGTCTAAAGCCCCAATATTTCCTATAACCTTTAACTTCTTCATTATCTGTAATGGTACTCAATAGAAGTGAAAGTAGTTCCTTTTGAAATGTTTATGTATATTTGCATTGTTCTATTATTCATTGAAAACATAACAAAGCTATGGTAGAAAAGAGTAAATATCAATTTGATGAAGCCTCGGTACAAGCAATCATACACTGGGCAGAAACAACACAATTACCGAAAGAGGTAGTATTGAGTGAATCCGAGCATATCTACGACACGTCTCTGTATGTCAGGGCGAACATCAACGATATTAAGCAACATTATCCGGATGAGTTTTACAATCCAGCTATTACTCGGCTTTATAGATTGAAAGAATTTGTAGAGGGGAGTGACTGAATAGTCACTCCTTTTTTCATACTTTTGTAATGCAGAAACAATTATTGATAATAGCTAAGGTAAAATCTTAAAAAGCCCCCGGCCTGTTAAAAATCATCTCACCTACTTTTAACACATAACGAGCGAACCCGAATGACCGGGGGCAATGCCACCGTTCTCAGGTTCGCTTTCATGTGTTGTAAGTGAGATGTTGCAAAGATAATCATTAAAAGTTAAAGCAGTCGAATTCCGGCTGCTTTTTTTATGCTTCAATTTCTCTCTTGGCTTATATTTTAGGAGAAAAGAGTTTATGAAAGCGAGTAATAATTTGGTGGAAAAGTATGGCTGGGATAAAATAATTCACAGTCCAAGTAATGGTCGAGCAGTTTTTTCGTATAAACCTATCCATAAAGCAAAATGACAAAAATATGAATACGGATGCAGTGAATGCGGCCCTTCAGGTGGGCAAGGGGATTAGCGATTTTGGCATGGTGGCCATTGCAGGAGCCTTCTTCCTCATTATATGCGGTGTGATGTGGCTATTCATTTTCAAATGGTTCAAACATTTGGTGGATAATGTGATAACCAGGCAGGAAAAGGTGATAAATGATTTGCTTGTGGAAACCAAGGCTCAAAATGAGGTTCTCTCTGATATTAACGAGGGATTGAAGCCTATTTCTCAGATGCAGATAAATTCAGTCTGTAACAACTTCTTTGACCTTGATTGTGAAAGACTGTGCCGGCTGGTCCGCAATGTGCGCGATGAGAACAATATTGATGATAAGCAGAAGACGAGACGAAAAATAGAGACGCGTTGTAATGCCATAATCAAAAAGCGGAGTATTGAACTCGATAACTTTATTCACCGCGGAAAAAGGCTCAGTGAGTTTATGTCAACGGATTGGGTAAAGAAGTTTTCAGACATAATAGAGTCGGAAATCTATAATCCTGTCGGCGCCAATAACGCACGTGCCTATGCCAATATCAAAACAGCCATTGATGAGGCTAAGGTTGAATTTTTTAATAACATGAATAAATAAGGAGTAACAGAATGAAAAAGAAACTGATTATTGCAGCGATTGTTATCGCTATCATCGTGGGAGTTATGCTTTACATGCACTACACTCCGTTTTGGGTAAATCTGACTACTGTTGTATCATTCGGTGTCGGTGTTGTTGCCGGATGGGTGGCTCGTGTGGTTTATGACAAATATTTCAAGGAGGACGTGCAGAATGAAAATATTGATTGACAACGGACACGGAAGTAACACTCCGGGCAAGTGTTCACCGGACGGAAGATTGAAAGAGTATGCGTATGCCCGTGAGATTGCTGTACGTTTGGAAGCGGAATTGCGCAAACAAGGCGTTGATGCCGAACGTATCGTCAAAGAGGAAATAGATGTCCCCTTATCCGAGCGTTGTCGTAGGGCAAACGAATACAAGTCCGGTGACACTATCCTTGTATCTATTCACTGTAATGCAGCGGGAAATGGTTCTGCCTGGATGCAGGCGCGCGGTTGGGAAGCATGGACTTCGGCAGGTCAGACGAAAGCCGACAGACTGGCTGATTGTCTATATGCAGCGGCCGGACAGCTTTTGCCGGATATGAAGGTGCGCAAGGATACCACAGACGGTGATGCAGATAAGGAAAGCAACTTCTACATCTTGAAGCACACAAAGTGTCCGGCAGTTTTGACCGAAAACTTATTCCAGGATAATATGGAAGATGTGGATTTCTTATTATCGGAAGAAGGGAAGAAAAGTATTGTAGAGACTCATGTTATTGGTATTATTAATTATCTTAAAATCAAATGAAGAAGTGGATGCTGATGGCTGTCGGGATACTAATATTGGTTATTGGTATCTTAATTAAATACAATAGGGGTTTGCATAGTGAATGTGCTCGTCATTCAAATAATATTTCTGTATTAAATAAAGAGATCGAGCGTTATAAAATTCAGGATAGTTTAAATGCTGTTTCCGTATCGGCATTGAACTTGACTATTGATGAGCTGAAAGAGTATCGTGCAGATGATGCTCAAACAATAAAAGAACTCGGAATTAAAAACAAGCATCTTGAGGCTTTGGTTAAAACCGGGATTCATTCAACAGAAACAATCTATGCAGACCGTTGGCATCCACTTCCGGACAGGTCGGATTGTTTAGAGGTTAATAGCAAATGGTCTCATGTGATAGCCTGTTTCAAGGATTCTATGGTTTATTATAATATTCGTGATAGTCTGGCGGCTGCTGTTCATCGAATCCCAAAACGAAAATTCTTGTGGTGGAGTTGGGGCACAAAGGGGTATAAACTGGAATTGGTTAATTTTAATCCCAACACAAAGATTGATTACAATGAATTTATAAAAGTCTCAAAATAGCAGTGAGGGGGTCTCGTGAATAGCGACCCCCTCACCTTTATAGCAGATATTCCTTTAGTGCGTCAATGCCTTGTTTGACACTGCGGGCAATAACATACTTATTTCGGCAGTTTTCCGCTTGCCTTTGAAATTCTTTTTGTTCTTCCGATTGGATGCCTTTCTTTGTCTTAAACTCTATACATAGCGAAGCGTAGCCTTTCTTTGGGATTAGTAGGATAACATCGGATACGCCGGAAGTTACACCTTGCCGTTTGAGATTAGCGGCTTCCCTTATATGGCGGCTTCCACCATTCGGAACAGCGAAAAGAAGTTTATTGGGCAACCTAGGGAATAGCTTTCCCACTTCTTCAAAGAACTTGCATTGCATACGTTCTTCCTCGTTGTTTTTCTTCCTTTTTCTTTTGGATGGATTCTTTTGCTCAGCATAACAGTTATAGCAGATATAGCCTGCATCAGTCTTAATGACTGATACAGTTTCTTTTCCGCATACAATACATTTTTCTTTAGTCATTTTCGCCATTCGTTCTGAATAGCTGCTCAATAAGTTGTAAAATATTCGTTTCTTCTCAATGTATTTTAGTCTGTTCCTGCGAAGTCTCCTTTTGTTCTTGGATACAATCATTTGACAACCTCTAACGCCAATGTAGATGCAATTTGAATGATGTCTTTTAGCTTGTCTGAAAGCCCACCGAATCGCTTCACGACAATATCTGTAACTGTCATTTTGAACACCTTCATAGCCTTTTCGCATTATGAAATGTCCAATTTCGTTAGCCTCTTCTTCTGAATAGCAAATTGTAAATATATTATTCATATTTGTTCGGATTTGAATTAAACTTCTTATTCACAAAGCCCATGATAAAGGCTCATACAGCTATATCCACCTTCAGGTTCAAACATATCATCCATGCCGGCATCTTTCCGGTTTACATACTCGAAAACTTCTTCTACTGTTGGATAAGTCTTATTTTTACAGAAACGATTAGGGATGTAGCCCGGTGAGAAGAAAGACGAACCATTTGGGGTTTCTTCTTTCATTCGTTGTTCGGCATCTATCAAGCGACTTCGTCCAAACTTTTCTTGCGAAATTAGCTTTACCTCTTGCTTCCTGCACATAATACAGGGATAGCAACCAACTCGGGAAAATCCACGATAATATAAAGGATTTGGATTTTGTCCAGCAGAAAGGATCTGGTCTATAACTTCTTGTGCTGACCATTGGAAGATTGGGCGGGAAACACTGGCATCATAATGTTCGCACCATTTAAGCACATCTTTTCTACGATAATCTTGCTTCCATACCTCAATAACCTTTCCTTTACGATTCTTTTTCACACGTTCGAAATATTCTCCGAAGTAGTTGCACTCATAAGGAAGTTTGGCGCGTTCTTCGCTTTCTTTTGCTCGAATACCTTGAATTATCAAGCAAGGTTCAGTAAGTGAGAGAATATAATCAATCATCGGCTTTATTTTTAATTCAGAGGTGCAAAACCTTCTTTGGGAAGACGGGAATCGGGAACGTTTGATAGACATATCCACAAAATCAGTGTATTTCTTACTTCTCAAAATTACTAATCTGACATCAAGTTGTTTGCACACGTTACTAATATGTTGATAAGTATCGGGATGCTCCCAACCTGTATCACAAAATACGGCTTCTATTTTATCGGCTCCATATTTATTGGCAGCCTGGATTAAACAGGCTTGCGAATCCTTACCACCGGAAAAACTAACAATTATCTTCATGTTATATGAACTTTTTTATTTCACGCTTCATTATCAATTATATTTCTTCGTAATCCTTACACTCTTTGCAATAAAATCCCCAATTATCATCGTTATATTCGTTGGGCATTTTAAATCTAAGAGAATGGTTTAACGCACAAAGGTCACTATAATGCCGTTTGGCTGACTCCTCAACAGCTCTATCTATTTCATCATCATTTAATTCTCTTTCATCCGATTTAAAGTTCCTGCATGTATCACAGAAACGGATGGGTTTCCGTTTCCCCCTTTTTCCGGCAGGCTTTTCAACTTCTCTTAACCAGCAGCTTTCATCCTTGACTGGGCAACATCGACAGTAGTCGTCCATTCCGTAGAATTGGCAGTAACCTTCACAGAACCATTCCCAAAATTCTGCGAGCAGTTTTTTCTTTATAAGCTCCTCTTTCAATCAATCCTCCACTTTTTCAAAGTGCACATCTTGTTTATCTTGTCTTTCAAAATGCAAGCAATAATAATCACCGCATTCCGGTTTACCATTAAAGACGCATCTATCACATTCGTATATAAAATCGCTATCTTTTTTCACGATAATTTTTTCTCCATTATATTCAAATACCTCTCCGATTTTTCTTTCTTGTTCCATAATCAAATCTCCTCTACTTTAAAAGATAATTTCTCAAGTTTCTCAATCTGCTTACGAAGAGAAGCGATTTCCCTAATCCTCATTTCTTCCGCCTTTTTCAAGGCTTCGGATTTATCGGTGAATGCGTTTTCCCCTATACAGAAGCAAGAATATAAACCATCCCTTACATATTCTTCATCTTCAAATCTACTTCTAATAATATCTGCTTCTATCTCTTTAATACCTTCTGTTAAGGCATACTTTGTTATAAATACTTTGCCATAGTTATAATCATTTATAAGGTTAAAGTGAATTAAGAGAGGCAGCGGACACGGGGCGAACCCAATTATAATTGTCCTGATAGTTGTAGTCATACCTACCGTCGAGCCAATCGAGAATAAAAATGCGTTTGTTTGCTTTTCTTGTAGAACACCAATACCATTCATTTTTCATTGGTTGTTTTCCGCAGATAGTTAAGGCTGCCTTCAGCATAATCTCATGTTCATGCCCTAAGACACTCTCTTGTAGTGTCGGAATGTGCCAACTTAATCCACATAAGTCCAATGCTATGACTTTCTCAGCAATTTCGCTTTCGGATGCAGCCAATGCTTTGGTATTACCTATTCCATCAGTATCCTTCATGCCTTCTTCTGTAGTTGGATATATCTTCCCTGTTTGCTCTTTCTCCCAATCAAGAAGAATATGGGTATCATTATCCATATCTTCCGGATAGAAGAATAAAGCATTGCC